AATGTCGTGCAGATATTTGAACGCCGCATTATCCAAAAAGTCTTGTCCGTATTTTGTGTAATGCCCTATAATATTAATGATACCAAAACCCAGCATTTTTTTAATGAGTTCCAAATTATCCCCCAGAATATAATACTTGTGGTTTCCGGTCAAACTTAGCTTCCCTTCGTCAATAAACGCACCATTAAAACTCGCCTTATTTGCAATTATTAATTTACGTTTATCCGCGTCGGGGTGCTGTTCGGCCACTTTTTTAACCATTAACCCTTCTTTAATTGTATATGTATCGACCGCCCACCGGTCTTCTAACGTATATTCGGCTGGTATTTTTGTTTTCGTTTCGTCCGACGATTTTATGGTTTTTGTTTTGCATTCAAGCTGCAGTTTTTTAGTTTCTATAAAACTAGATAGTTTATTGAATATACTGTGGAATGCGAGAGGAATCGAATCATTTTTATTGAGATATTCGGTTGATGTTGTTGTCAGTTTTTTGCTTTGTATTTCACTCATAATTTCCGTTTTTTTATTATCCTTATTGAGAGTGTTCTGTAATATATACAACGATATGGGAATTTTACCATTTATTGTTGCCAAACTTTTAATGTTGTCCCACAGTTTCAACCAAATAATGTGTTTCTCCAACATGACATTATGCATCGAATGACTTTTCTTCAACCAACTCAGCGGATTAATGAATACTAAAAATCCGTCCGGTTTTAACCATTCAAAAGACAGTTCGACAAACTTCGTCCAAATCGTTTCGTTCTTTTCGCCCAAATGCTTACCGGTATGCGAACGAATACCCCCCGTATTGTACGGAGGATTTCCGATAATCACATCAAAACCATGTCTCGCCACTTTCCATTTAATCATAATATCCAGCTCTAATGTATCGCCTTCATGTAAATTCATCTTATATTGATTATTAATATTAAATATTTGATGACAGATGAATACATTTTTCTTGTTTATTTCGCTCATATACAACATGTTCTCTATGATGTGTTTTTTGCGGTCTTCGTCATTTGGGATTTGCGGTTTTAATCCTTCTATCAATCTCAAATAAATCGCTACCATATAATTACCCATACCAACTGCCGGGTCAAACCATTTGAACCCTTTTTCGGTAAATATACTTCTTCCGTGAACCTTAATATAATTATCATCCAGTTTATCCAACTTTTTAAATACTATGTCCATCGGCGTGTATACTTCTCCCGCTTCCTCTTTTTCTTTTTGCTTTGGTTTCAAACAGCTATGAATCAACTCCAGTAATTCTTTGGGTTTGTCTATCAAATTTTGCAAAGACATTTTAAATTGGATGGCTATGTTATATATATCGGAATTCTTTTTAACATATTTTTCGACAATCAGTTCAATCAATTTTATGACGTCCGGTTTGTTCCACCAAATAAATGACTGGTCGTTAAATACATCCAACAAAGATGGATTCGACTTGATGGTATTCAACATTTCCAGAATATCTTTATGTGCAGTAGAGAGTGTCAGTATGCAAATCAACGGAATAATAAATGGCAGTACATCTTTCGTTATCGAAATGTCAACATCGATTGATTCTTCTACCTCCTCGACTGATTCAGCACCATCATCACATTGTTTTATAATTTCTTTTCCGGTAGATAATACATCTTCACTTTCTTCGTCAACTTTCACCTTAACATTCACTTTTTTATCACCAACGGAATTCATAAACATTTGGTTGCACAGCTTCTGGTCGTTTGAATCAATGTGCTCGATAATGCAGTCCTCCAGCTTTCTCAACAACATGGTTAAGTGATTCGTCGGATTTTCTTTCCAAATTTGTAACAAGTTTTCAACCAATTTCGTCTTATTTTCTTTACCTTTGAACAAATCACTATCAATGTTCATCAAATTATTTTCTACCAAATAGGTGATTTTCTGGTCTACCGTAAAATCCTTTTTATGTACATTATAGTCCAACATGGTATTCAGCACACGAGAAATATTTAAATCAATCACAAATCCAAACTTTTTATTTCCATTGTTTATTTTGTCGTTTTCACTATTGTTGATGCTCTCTGTCATGCTACGGTACATCATTTGAACGATTTTATCGGCCGAAATTGTATCATTCAATAAAACTACAATATCTACAAACGGTAACGTAATCCCCAGAGTTAATTGACTCCCCGCCAATAAAATCAATCCATATTTACCATCTTCCTTTGCCTTTTCTTCCCAATTTTTTATTTCTTTTTTTATTTCTTTTACATTATAATCCTTCTTGGAGTTCACTATTTTTATTTCATATTTATTTAATGTGCTATTTTTCATCATTCTGTCCTTTACATGTTCACTCACGGTGGCAATCTGCATATTAATTCCATACGGCAAAAACCATAGCTGACTCGTAAAATCGCCATTGTTCAGTTTCGTCCGGCTGTTTGATTCTTTGCACATTTTTTTGATTCGACCGAACATGGACATATCCCCCGCCGGATAATCTTCTTCCTTGTTGCTTCCACTAATCAGTCTTAGCATCGTATCCACTTCATCCGGAAAATCGCCACAGCACAATGTTCCGTTTGAAAACCCGTACGAAGTATCCTTTATTTTTAGTTTTATTGCGTCATATTTGCCTTTCACCATCATAGTCGTGAGAATATGTAAATCCGGCATATTATCATACGGGCTCAACAGTATGTTTTTGTTTTCTTCCGTTAATAATAAATGTACATCGTCACCGTGTTTCTCGACCAACGCTTGAATGTTTCGTTTTTTACACCACTGTTCGTCTTCAATATCCCAATAATGCTGACAATCCAAAGGTACGTTCCATTCACTTAATGGTTTCGCATAGGTTGCGGTTAAAAACAGTTTGACGGTTTTTTGGCAAGAATACGATTGCAGTATATCCTTAGACATTTGGGTGGTTCCGTGAAAATGGTTCTCGTCAAACACGATGAAATCTAGTTCGAGTGATTGAATCGCCGAAACCTTTTTATCGAGAACATAGTCGTCCAACAATTGTTTGCTTACGATGATAATGTTATTTTTTTGTAAATCCATTTTTGCAAAATCCGTGCCTTTTTTTATTTCCACAACGTTTGTTCCGTTAAAATCCAGAAACTTGTCGAACAAATCGTCGGTGAATTGTGTCATTGTTTCACGCGGCGCGGGAGTAATTATCAGTGCATTTAACGAACCCCTTTTTTTATAAAATTTGATTAACAACCCACCCACACAATAGGTTTTTCCCGACCTTGCCTTCGCGCCGAGCAAGAGTTTCGTCGCGCCTTCATTTATCTTATCCATTTGTTTATTCGTAATCAAATCTTGATGAAATCGCAAAGTTAACGGAACTTTCGCATTGCCAAATATGGCATTCACCCCATCAATCGCGACATCTTGCAGTGCGCGTTTCATATTTTGAAAATAGACTTCCAAATCGTCCACATCTAATATTTTGTCTATATTTTTGGTTATGTAGTTGTTTGTTGATTGACTTGCATTTATTATGTTTAATACTTTTTGTTTGTTATTTACGATTAAATAGATGTCCGAATCCTTGTATTTATACGAGTGCTGACCGGTTGCAGCGATGATTTTTTCGACGTCGTAATCATCGACCGATTTTTTACTATCATCGAGATAAAACTTGGACGACATGAAGACCCATTTTTCTGTTTTTTTATTTTTTAGAGTGATATCACTGGAACCGCCCTTTCCTTTACTGAATACTGACATTTTTTGTACATATTTTTCCAAATTATCGACTTTATTTACAATATTTTCATTTACATTCCCTTCATAATGGTCATATGTGTCATTCGGTAAATCGGGGCAAAAACCAAATTTAATCACACAATCCCATACCTTTTCGAACATATTACCGCGCATACTTTGCGTTACTGCCGGCGTTTTTCCACTTACGGATTGCAACAGTTCTGCAACCGTGGAGACTACCTTCAATTGTTCAAATAATTCAATTCCGTTCATTCTTAACTTACTATTTTGATTGTTATTTTGATTGTTTTGTTGTTTTACCGATTATTTATTGATAAAAAGTAAATCAATTTTTTAGATGAACGAAAAACATTGTAAAATGCGCGAAAATGACATACTTATTTCTTTAAGTTCTCTGTTTCATTTATTATATTGTTATAAAAACCCGAAAAAGAAATGGGCTCACTCCAAAAAAATGGACATTTATAAATGTCCAATTTTCAATAGTAGGAAGTAATCTTTCGGAGAAAATCCGGTTGTGACTGGGATGCTTTAAAACGCGATTTTTGTGTGTTTTTTCTGGCTGCATATTTTTTGTTGAAAAATACGGGACAGAATCGGTTTCCTCCGATAGGAAATGGATTTTGTCCCGTAATTTGCAGTTTGTCACCGACATGCTTTAAAATATGTATTTCGTGTGTTTTTTTCTGGCTGCATATTATTTTTAACGGGACAAAATTGATTTCCATATAATGGAAATAGAATATATCCCGTAAATCCCAAAAGTGGCATAATATTTTATTGAGGTTTTCAGCGAGTTTTTTGCGTAACATTTTATACATTATTAATGTTCAAAATGTTCCCTATATTACTCTAAAAAAACCTCAATAGTTTCTTTAAGTACCCTATTTCATTTATTATATTGTTGTAAAAAGTCGAAAAAGAAATGGGCTCACTCCAAAAAAATGGACATTTATAAATGTCCAATTTTCAATAGTAGGAAGTAATCTTTTGGGAAAAAACGAGGGGTGACGATAATGCTTTAAAACGTGTTTTTTGTGTGTTTTTTCTGGCTGCATATTTTTTTGTTGGAAATTACGGGATAAAAACGATTTCCACCGATAGGAAATGGAATTTGTCCCGTAATTTGCGGTTTGTGACTAACATGCTTTAAATTATGTATTTCATGTGTTTTTTACGGCTGCATATTATTTTTTGCGTAAAAAAGTGGGATTTTTTTTATATCCATTATTTAGGAAGAATGGATATAAAAAAAATCCCAAAAATATATGCATGTTTAGTTTGTGATTATAATACAATACGTAAACAAGAATATAATAATCATATACTGACACCACGTCATAAGATAAACATAATGGAACGAGTAGTAACCCAGAATGAAATGAAAGAATGCAATAATGAAAAATCTATGAAAAAATATACATGTGAACCATGTAAATACAATACGGTAAGTAAAAAAGATTTCGAAAAACATGAATTATCCAATAAACATATAAAAAACCTAGCTCATTCGACTAACGTCTCCTGTTCACTACAAGACAATTTAATTCAAAATATTTGTAAACAATGCAGTGTGTGCTCAGAATGTGATAAATCGTTTGCGACTACGAGTGGGTTATGGAAACATAAAAAAAAATGTGCACCAAAACAAAAAGAAGAATCGACACAAAAAGAAGAACCAAAAGAAGACATTGATGCACCATTAACTAATTCATTTATGCGTGAAATGTTTATGGAGATGGTAAAGTCAAACAAAGAACTGCATAATATAGTTATAGAACAATTGGCAAAAAGCCAATCCGTTACTAACAACAACACGACCACAAATTCCAATAACACAAACAATCAATTCAATCTACATTTTTTCTTGAATGAAACCTGCAAGGATGCCCTTAATATTACAGAGTTTATCAATTCACTGCAAGTTCAAGTACAAGATTTCGTGGCTACTGGACAATTAGGGTTTGTAGAAGGCATTTCCCGCATTATTTTGAATGGATTGAAATCAGTAGATGCCGAAAAGCGACCGGTTCATTGCACGGATGCAAAGCGCGAAACCGTTTATATAAAAGACAATAATTTATGGGAAAAGGAGAACCCAGATAAACGAAAATTAAAATGGGCAATTAATCGTGTTGCGCAAATGAATTTCAATCAACTACCAAAATGGCAAGAAGAACACCCGGAGTATATGAATTGTGATAATAAAAGAAACGACGAGTTTGTTCACTTGTCTTTAACTGCATTAGGAGGGCAAGGGAAAGTAGAAGAGGATAAATTCATGGACAAAATCATGCGAAATGTCATGAAGAATGTGACTATCTAAATTATTATTTTTGCGGAAGATTGTCCAAAATTATTTAGTTCCAATATTTAGGAGAATGGAACAAAATAGTTTTGCGAAAATATCGCTAAAATATTCATGTGTTTGCTGTGACTATAATACGTCACGTAAACAAGATTATGAAAATCATATTATAACTCGTATACATAAAAAACGAACATTGGAACAAAATGGAAATGATATTTCTAGCAATACTGGAGATTCAGCCGAAATATATACATGCCAACAATGTAATTACAATACATTAAAGAAAAAGGATTTCGAAAAACATAATTTGTCAAATAAACATGTAAAAAATATTGAAATCCAAACAAAAAATGATAATTTGGGTGATGTTAAAAATGCAGCGGGAATGTATTCATGTAATTTATGCGATTACAATACGGATAAAAAATGGGTATTTGAAAAACACAAATTATCAAAAAAACATGTAAAAAATGTTGAAAATCAAACCAAAAATGATATTTGCAAATTATGCAATACGTGCATTAAGTGTGATAAATCGTTTGCGAGTTCGAGTGGTCTCTGGAAACATAAACGTAAATGTAACCAAAACAAAGAAGAACCAACGCAAGACAATGAAGGTGCAAAATTATCAAACGCATTTTTGTTATTTAATGAAATGATAAAATCGCACCATGAAATGGTAAAAACATTCAATGAAATGAAGAATAGTTTTTTAGAACGAAATGTGACTATTTGAATTATAAATTAGGCATTTTTTTAGATGTAATATTTAAATATATATATTCATTATAGTATGGCATATAGAGTAGTAAAAACGCTATTTACGCAGTCAAAATGTTTAACAATACATGATTCGAAAAACACTCAGAATCTTTTCAAAAAGGTCGTGTCATTCAACACGTCGGTTTCTGATACATATTCCTTTAAAGCGACCAATAAAACAATCGGTCATACACGCGATAGTATGAATACGTTTTTCAAAACGACCAATCGAGAACCAACCACAACAAAATTGTATATTTCTTGTGTAAATCATTGTCCGTATTTGGGTCAATTATCAAATGAATATATATCAAACCAAATTTTGTTCTATCATAGTGAATTTCCCTTTGATGAAATATGTATTTCGGATACAAGTGGAGAACTTTCATATAGCGATTTCAGAAAAATCATCGAAAAATGCATTTTTAATAACATTCCTTTATCAAAGTTCTCGATTCGAATACAAAAATCCGGAAAAAGTAGGGAAAATACCGAAAAAATTGTCCAATATTGTCTTTCGAATAACATCTATAGGTTCGTTTTTTATGAAAGCGACGAAAAGTCCATCGAAATGTCCGATGCAGTATTTCGCGAAATATTGACGGAATCTAACAAAATGGGTACGTTCACCAAAACTTTAGAGTATTTTGTTACATAGAGTTGTATTCCAAATATTATATTTGTATATACTATACGAGATGAATATGCAGAATAAAGCAATTGAAAATAACGAAGATATGATTGTCAATCGAATTGAAGAACCAAATATCCAAATGGTTCTCGAAGAACAAGAACAAAAAGCGCAAGAAAGCGAACCAAAATTAGAATTTGAAAGAGAACCTGTTTTAGAACCCGGACTATCATTGGTAAAAACAGTAAAGAAAATGAGGAGAGTGTCTGATAAAAAGACCAAAAAGAAGAAGAGATGTGTGAAAGGTCACCGAAGAAACGCGAAAACGCACAGATGCAACATAAAATGTCCCGAAGGATACAAACGAAATGCTACCAAAAAACGATGCGTAAAATCGAAATAAAAAATATTTTGTAGATTGAAAAAATTGAAATCGAAAATTGAAAATAATAAATATCAATCCCCTACTGATATTTATTGAAAATGATGAGAACTAGAAGCCAAACAATGATGCTTAATAACAAGAGAGCCGCCAAGTTGGCAGTGAAGGCCGAGCTGCCCGTCGAAATTGATTTTGATGAGGCGAGTACCTATTGGAAATCCAACAAGATTCGTCTCGCGAATGGAACCTATAAATATAAGACAACTGCATTTGCAAATATTGCGGATATTTCAAATGTTCAGACGCGAAACAAAAAGGCCGCTGCGGCGACTGAGCCAAGATACAACACTCGCTCTTCTTCCCAAACTGCTTAAAAAACAACAAAATAAAAACATAAAAACAAAACAAAAAAAACAATATAAAAGTGTAACTACAATAAAACTATAAAAATGGATAAAACTGAACAAAAACCCAATCTTATGACTGTTCCCGTCACTGATGAAAACGTCGCATTAAATGTGATGGTTTCTTTTTTGAATATCGCGCAAAAGCGCGGCGCATTTTCGATTGATGAGTCCGCGAAATTGTGGGAATGCATCAAGTTTTTTGTTGCACCGGCTCTCGCAACTGCTTCTGAAAACGATATGGCAATTAGTTCTGATTCTGCCTAATTTATTTTATTAGACCTATTATCAACGGAACAAAAATAAGTTAAAGATATATTATGTAATATAATAAATGTATAAGCCTATTCAATTTTTGATACGAACTCCTTCGACAATGCTGCGCATGTCTGCGGAGTTCAGTCGCTCACCTACGATGTTGCTACGCAACATCTCCGGCTCGCTCCAAAATCGAA